AAAAAGCATGGGATGCGGCAAGGGAGAAGCGGGGCGGCAAGATGTTTCAGTCTCTCCGGATTCAAGTTTTAAAGGTGGAGAGGATGTGGCCGACTCCAACAGCACAGGATGCAAAGAACAATGGAGGACCGAGCCAGATGGAGAGGCACACCCTCCCACTGAATGCAGAGGTAAAACTGAACCCGAATCCGGTTGCCCACGTCGTTCACTCGCTGGAGGATGGAAAGAAGTCGTCTTTGCCTCAGAATGCAATGACGACACAGGAGAATGTCCATGCGGACTTGATTACTGCGACGAATGTGTCTGCCCAGGACCAACGGAGGACGGATATGAGTACATCGAACACGGTGGACGAATGTACGGGAGGCTCCCTGAATCCGGATTGGGTCGAGCATTATCTGATGGGCTACCCACTTGGATGGACGAACCTGACATCCCAAGAGTTGCATTCGGAGTCCCAGACCGGGTCAACAGATTGAAGGCGATTGGCAATGCAATTGTTCCGGAGGTCGCCTACGAGATCATCCTCGCAATGCAAGGAGATGAATGCCTGAACTAAAGATCAAAGGAGATGAAGCACTAGAAATCCTCAATATCCTTCAGAGGAATCTGTCCGAGGAAGAGCTGGATGAGTTGCTTGTTGAAGCACAAGAAACTCTAAAGGTGGAGAATGAAAAGCAAGAAGACTCGGCAAAGGATAAAAAAGGATTGTCAAAGAAAGGACTGCGGATGTGGTGTGCATTGAGACTCGTACATCAACTGGAATGGTGTGGAGACTATTGTTATACAAAGGACTATCCTGGTCGGTATCCAGGTTTTTGGGATCGCAAGGATCACGATGACGAGGAGCAGCAGGTTGTTGTCCTCAGCAAAATTCTGGATGAGCTTTATCTGGAGAAACCACGCAGGTTCAACAAGAAGGACTTTCAGGTTGTGTACAAGCGTCTGGTGAAATCCGCGAACCGGCTCATGGAAACGATCAACAAGGTCAATGGAATCTATGGCAGAGGACGCAGACCCTACTACTCTCCTCCTCCTGATTATAATGCCTAGACTCAGAAGAACCATCAGGAAGATCTGTGAGCAATGCAAGGCGGTCTATACTGTCGCTGCACACAGAACCAAACAGAAGTATTGCTCCCATCGCTGTGCAACCCAGAACTTCTCTGCACGGAAACCCAATCCGATGCAACTCAGGTTCCATGCCTATGCAGTCGTCAATACAGATAGGTATGCAGATAATCCTGAGCCTCCAACCCAAGAGGAAATCAACCTCGCAGTCAAAGTGTTCCTCTCCAAAGGAGGATCCGTTACTCAAATGGATGAGCAACCTCCAAGGAATTTCCTTGATCCTGATGACCTTGATGACTCCAAGGTCATCAAATCTGTCGTTGCAGCTACTGAACCTCCAATGCAATCTCCATGAATAAGGAGACAATCCTGCCTGACCCTTGATCCCTGCAAATCCTGCTAGTACCCTGACGACTGATCCTGTTCGTCCAGAGCGCCGGAGGATCATCGCCGGCGCTCAACTCAAACTCAAAACACACCTCAACATGCCAACCAAGAAACAAGGATACAAGGCTAGGCTCGATGAACGACTTGGAATGACACGAGGCAAGCAAGCAACTAAGAAAATGTCTGCTGCGGCTCGTAGAAAAGTCTCTAGGGCTACTAGAAAACCAAAAGGAACTTATGGGTTCAAGAAGAAGTAGTCTATCCCTTATAGTATAATAGAGAGAGAAAGAAAGGTAGTTGATAGTGGGAAGACCTTCATTCCAGATTACTCCTGAAATACTCGCTAAAACAGAGAAACTTGCTGCAACTGGTCTTAGTCAGGTGCAGATAAGTGCATGTCTTGGGATCAATGCTTCTACACTGATTGAGAAGAAACGGTACTTTGCCAACTTTGCCGATGCCATAAAGATTGGCAAAGCAAAAGGTATTGGAACCGTTACAAATGCACTGTTTGAAAGCGCACAAAATGGATCTGTTCCGGCGCAAATCTTCTACCTCAAAAATCGTGATCCGGAGAATTGGAAAGATATAACAGCACACAGTGTCTCTCTCGTTTCCAAGATGACAGATAGCCAACTGCTCGATGAGGTGCGTTCAGACCCGGAACTGTCGAAAGTCCTGGACTCAACTCCGGTGATTGAGTCAACGGACTACGAAGTAGTGGAATAACCCGAAGTGGCGGATGTACATTCCGCCATGCAGTCAATGATATCAAGCACTTACGGCGATGGATGCTCAATGTACCGTCAATTATACCGACAAAAGCGCGGAGCCGGTGCTGCGAGGACCGAGGGAATCAGACACCGCGATGATAATGGACTCGTGGCTCCGCAGTGGTCTCCAATACCCGATCTTCGCCTCGGAGGTTGGACGACCACCCATCCGCCTTCGGGTACCCGGCACCCTCCTCCTCTCTCAATCTCGCACATTCCTGCAAGCATTAATTCCAAGTTCTCAGCTTTTAGTTTTATGCAATCCAGAGGACAACGATCACATCATGGGATGGATATGTTTTGAGGAAGAGGATCCATGTTTACACTTTCTTTTCATCAAGTTTAATTTCAGAAGAATGGGAATGGGCAGGCGTTTATTATCAGAAACAGGATTACCACAATCTCCAGAGGAATGCGAGGTGAGTTGGCGAACACCTGCACTCAATTTTTTCAAGAACCACAAATTCATTTGGAATCCATACAGGAGTATGAGATGAAAATTGGCAGGGTACAATTTATAAAACCAGTTAGTATTCCACATTACAACGCAGTTCAGGGATTAAACTGGAGAAGTCACGACCACGAGTTAGACATGGAATTTGACGGACATTTACTTACAATCCGTGGAATGCCAGCAAGGTTAAAAGGGCGATTAGTAGAGGTCATGGTTCCTGTGAGCAACATCGCAGGATTATTAAGCATGGACGCAGAGTTAGAATGGAGCAGGGAGGATGAGCGAAGACAAACAGCCGCAGCAGCAAGGGAAGACGCGTCCAGACATTCGGGACAAGAAGCGCGGAACGAGGCGGGAGCGGATGCACGATCTCAACCTGAGTCCATCGCAAAGGCAGCTCCTCGAAGGGTTGGTCGCCCGAAAAAAATCAAGGGAGATTGAGGAGACCCGGTTACGGGACGCATCAGAGTCATTGCGGGATAGTTTATTTCCAGAGCAGCGTCTTTTCTTTGATTCTACGAGAAAGAAGAAACTCGCACGATGCAGTAGGCGTGCAGGAAAGACACATTTGAGTGCAGTTATTTTGCTGTGCGCGGCAATCGAGTATCCAGGGAGTTTAGTTCCATACATCACCTTGAGCATGAAGAACGCTCGACGCATCCTCTGGACCACCTTGCACGAGTTGGATTTGAAGTTTGGAATAAACCTGGAGTTTCGTGCAAATGATTTGACTGCAACTTTAACAAACGGGAGTCAGATCATATTGGCAGGCGCAACCGACTACGAGGAGATTCAGAAATTACGCGGACCCAAGTATGGCGCAGTTATATTGGATGAAGTTCAAAGCATGAAGGCATCCGTCTGTCGCCACCTTGTAGTAGACATTTTGGAACCAGCAACAATGGATCTCGATGGAACAATCTGCGCGTTTTTCACTCCTTCGGCAAGTGCAGCAGGATATGCATTCGATTTGGATCATGTGGACAACGCATGGGAAAGGCATCACTGGACGATGCTTCACAACATTCATCTTCCTCGTGCAGGAGATTGGCTTGCACAGAGAAAGGCAGAGAATCACTGGACCGATGAGACTCCAGTATTCAGGAGAGAATACTTGGGAGAGTGGATACATGATGAAGAAACACTTGTTTATGGATTCAATCCAGGAAGGAATTTATGTGATCCAGCACAGGACGGCGACTTGGACAGCTTTGTTTTGGGAATTGACCTTGGATTTGTGGACGCAAGCGCATTTGTTGTACTTGGATTTTCAGAAGACTCTCCAGATGTTATTGTGGTACACGCAGAGAAAGCATCAGGATACACGTCAGAGGATATTGCGAGACGGATTCAAAGGTTGATTGACCGTTTTGACCCTGTCCGTGTAGTTGCAGACTCAGGAGGACTTGGAAAGATGATTGTAGAAGAATTAAACAAGCGCTACGAACTGAATGTTTGGCCTGCGGAGAAGACAAAGAAGCTGGATCACATCACACTCATCAACAGTGATTTTGAAACAGGACGTTTATTGATTGAAGAGACTCCTTCAACAGAACCACTCAGGGATGAACTCACTTTGTTGGAGTGGAACTTGGCAGAAAAGGAGAAGGGACGTTTCATTGAAAGAGATGACTTGGAGAATCACTGCTGTGATGCAATGCTTTATGGATGGCGGGAGTGCATGCACTACTTGCACAGGGAATCGAATCCTGTTCCTGAATCAGGAACTCCAGAGTATTTCAGGAAGTTTGAAAAGGAACTAGAAGAAGAATGCTTAAAAAGTGTTGAGGATCCAGAACCAGAGTGGTTTGAGGTTAATGTTGAAGAACAGGGATACTACATTTAGAGATGCACACTAAAATCGAAAC